ACACCGGCAGCGTTCATTAAGTTCAACTTCAACGCTTTGTTGCGTGGCGATTTGCAGTCGCGCATGACCTCGTATTCGATTGGCACTCAGGCTGGTGTCATGTCGGTCAACGATGTGCGCCGACTAGAAGACTTGTCACCTGTTGAAGAAGGCAACCAGCACCGTGTTCCGTTGGCCAACATTGCGTTGACTCAGACGGCCATCGTGGAAGAAGAAAAGTTGGTCAAGATGGCGCAGATGCTTATTCAGGTTGGTTTCGACCCTGCTGAAACTTTGGCTGCGCTTGATTTGCCTTCGATTGCTCACACAGGCGTTCCTTCGACTCAGCTGCAACCTGTTGCACAGATTGACCCGACAGCACCAGGCACGGTTTACTAATGGCAGTAAAGACCTATGGTTTTGACTTGGTGCAGAATGTTCGCACTTTGGTTGTTGGGGCTAGTTCTTCGGTTCAGCATGTTTCCGTTCACAACCACGAACACGCAACCAGTAAAGAGATTTTCATTGGCGGTGCTGATGTGACTGTTGATAACGGTATGCATGCTGTGGCCACGGCTACTAGCACGGTTCAACTGTTGCCTGGTGATGAGTTATTTGCGATTACTTCGGAGACTGGTTGCAATCTGAGAATTTTGGTGGTGCGCTGATGCCGTATTTTATTGCTAAGGATCGTGTTGGTTGCGAGTCTGGTTGGGCTGTTGTTGATGAAGCCGGTGACTTGGTTGCCTGCCATGACAGCAAACAGGGTGCGATTGATAACGCTGTTGCTTTGAGCATCGCCACCGATGAACCGTTTGAGGGTGAACGCGCAGCTGTTGGCAGTTTGCTTGTGGGCGATTATGTGACTTGGGAAGTTGATGGCGAAACTTTGACCGGTGAGATTTATTCGGTTGAGGGTGACACGGCTCAGGTGAAGATTTATGAGGACATGGGCGGCTTCTTTGTGGAGTCTGTTCTAATCAGCACCGTGCCTGTTGCTGACTTGACTCGTATTGCTGAACCCGAAATGTTTGGCGATGAAGATGAAGATGAAGACCGTGCAATAAACCAGGAAGCACCTGCATACATGAGAGCAGCCGCGCGGCGTGGCCTTGAATACTATGAGCAGGGTTTGGCTGGTGACGGTCTTGTGGATCGCACTGTGCGTGAAGCGCGTGACATGGCTGAGGGTCGCGTTAGCGATGACAAGTGGGTTCGCATCGCGGCGTGGATTGCTAGACACATGGGCGATTTAGATTCGCCTGATGCTGACCCGACTTCTGAGAACTATCCTTCTGCTGGTGTTGTTGCGCATTTGTTGTGGGGCAGTGGACCAGGTAAGAGAGCTGCTGAACGCACTATGGCTTATGCAGAATCGGTGGTTGCTAGAATTGAAGCAGAGCAAGAAAGAGATGCTATGACTGTTGATGTTCGTTCTAAGTGGGTTGATGTTGCTCACAGAATCAAGGCGCAGATTGAGGGCGGCACGGTTGAGGGTCGCACTAAGCCTGAGCCTGAGCAGCGTGTGAATGTTACAGATTTTGAGATTCGTGAAACAGCTGCTGGCATGACCTTCACTGGTTACGCTGCCGTGTTCAACAGCGATAGTTTGCCGTTGCCGTTCATTGAGCGCATTGCGCCTGGTGCGTTCAAGCGTTCGTTGCAGTCGCGCAACGAGGTCAAGTTGTTGTGGAATCACGATGCTGGTGAGCCTTTGGCTTCGGTTCGTGGTGGCACTCTGAAACTGACTGAGGATGAGCGTGGTTTGAAGGTCGAAGCGACCCTGGCCAACACTACTCGTGGCCGCGATGTCAGCGAACTTATCCGTTCTAAGACTGTGGACAGCATGAGCTTCGGCTTCTCGGTTATCAAGGATTCTTGGTCGGGCGATGTGCGAACCTTACAAGCCGTGCGTTTGTTTGAGGTCAGCATTGTCAGCTCACCAGCCTATGAAGGCACTGCTGGCACAGTGGCAGTCAGATCAACAACCGGCATTGATGCCGACCAGTTGGCTGATGCGTTGATGCGTTTGGAATCGGGCGAAGACCTAGACCCGACACAGGCAACACTCATAACCGATGTTGTGTCGAAACTGACCAAGACCGAAGAAGTGCAAGAAGTTCAGGGTGACATTCTCGCCTTGAAGAAGAAGAAACTAGACCTGCTAATGAAGGACATCTAATGCCAACAAAAGAAGAATACGAAATTGCAATAAAGGTAATCAACGAGATTGCTGGTTCACCTGAGAGCGGCATTATTGCCGAATTGGTGAAGGACATTGCATCGGCATCAGCACCGACCAAAGAAGTTCGTGTGACTGAGGCAAAAGAAACTCGTTAGATCGCAGTTCTTTTCCCCTGCTGGTTTTCTTACCCTTTACCGGCAGGGGTTTTCTTTTACGCCGTTATATTGCGTTGGCTAAACTTATTCACAGGTTCAGCGTTAGCGCGGCCACCTGTTCTGTGTTATTCACGGCAGACAATTCATCTAACCTAATTGAAAGGAAATCATGTCTGATTTCATCAAGGGTCAGGCTGAAGTTCGCAACAACCTAATCGCACAAATGCGTGAGGTTTTGGATGACGCTGAGAAGCGTGGCGGACTTACTGCTGAGGACTCACAAAAGATTGACCGTATCGAAGCTGACATTGCTCAGCGCGATGCTGCTATTGCTACTGCTCAGAAGGTTGCACAGCGTTCAGCTGAGGCCGCTGAGTCTGCTGGTTCGTTTGCACCAGAAGTTGCTCCTGCTTCTTCTGAGGCTGATGTTCTTCGTGCGATTGCTCGTGGTGAGGTTCGTTCACACGAGTTCTTCCGCGAAACTCGCGCGCCGCTCACACCATCTAGCAACACCGTTCCAACCTCGTTCTATGACCAGGTGTTTCAGATTGCAACCCTAGTCGGGCCGATCCTAACCACCTCAGAGGTATTCAACACTGCATCAGGTGAGAACCTAATCTTGCCAACCGTTACTGCAATCAGCACTTCTGGTTCAGTTGCAGCCGCTGGAACTATCTCAGAGTCAAACCCAACCTTCTCATCAATCACTCTTGGCGCAGTCAAGTATGGTGCGATCGTGAACTTGGCTAACGAGTTGGTGACCGATGCTGGTTTCAACATCACCGGTTATGTCGCACAGCAGCTAGGAACTAGCCTCGGTGTGCAGACTAACACTGCACTAACCGACAAGTTGGTTGCTGCTGCTGGTTCAGTCACTACTGGTGGCACTGGTGTTTCTGGTGCGTTTACCTACGAGAACCTGATTGACCTCGTTTACGGCATCGCAGATGGCGCACGCGTTCTTCCAGGCCTCGGCTTCATGATGGCTAAGAGTGGTATTGCTGCTGCTCGCAAGTTGAAGGATGGCGCAGGTAACTACATCTGGCTAGACAACGCTGTAAACGGTCAGCCTGCACAGTTGCTTGGTTACTCGGTTTACGAAAACCCACAAATCCCAGCTGTTGCTACTGGTGCGAAGTCTGTTCTATTCGGACACCTTCCATCGTTCAAGGCTCGTGTTGCTGGCGGCGTTCAGGTTGCAAGTTCAACTGACTTCAACTTCAACACCGATGTCACCTCATACAGAGGCCTCATCCGCGTTGATGGTGGACTAACCCACGCATCACACATTGGCTTCTTTAAAGGAGGGGCTAGCTAATAACTAGCCTTTGCTTAGAGAACTAAGCTGAGAGAGTCGGTAGGCGCGTAGACCTACCGGCTCTCTCTTTTTTTTGCGCCATTCCATGATTGTCAGTTCACGCTTTTGACTGTTGCAACTTTTGCAGGCTGACACTAGGTTGCCGATTGAGTCGCGACCACCTCTCGCAACTGCTATGACATGATCTACGGTTAGGCGTTCTGTCGCGCCACAGTAGAAGCATGGTTCTTGGCTTAGTCGTTTTAGTTCTTTTTTACTAATGGCAAAGATGCCATTTGCTTTGCGCCTAGCGTTTCTTCGCCTAGTGTCTGCTGCGATGGCTAGATGATTTCTGCGTTTCGATATTGCAGTGTATTGCTTATGCTTTGCCATGTTTGCATAAACGCGCCTAGTCGCATCAGCAATTCGTTTCTCACGATTTTTTTGATAGTTTTTGGCCTGACTAATAGCGATAGCTGCTTTGTTATTTTGGCGATATTCTGCACGACCTAAGCGGCGGCATGGAAGACAATTGTTGTCAACGCCTAGCGGTTTGCTTTTGTTTTTGCCAAATTCAGATAATGGCAGGGTTTGCTTGCATCGGGTGCATAGCCTAGAATCGGTCATATCGAAACTCCTATTTCGGTCACGCGCCAGGATGCTGATTACATCGCTGGCGCACTCTTATTTTACCCTGTTTCTGTTGTATTCTGTATGCATCTACGAAAGGGTTTCCCATGCTCAAAGGCATTGTTTCTTGGTTCTCTAATTCACCGACTGCGCCGACTGGTTACGGTATGCAGTCGAACCAGGTGTTGAATCGTATGATCCGTGATGGCCTGGATGTTGCTGTGTTGAGCAACTATGGTCGCGAAGGTGTGAACGGCACTTGGGCTAGTGACCACGGTGTTGTGCCTGAGTATGCGCGTGGTGCTGAACCTTATTCGCAGGATGTTACGCCGCTGAATCATTTGCATCATGTGGCCGCCGTAGAGAAGAAGAAGGGTAAGTTGCCAAATGTTTTGGTGACTCTTTACGATGTGTGGATTTTGCGTGGCGATAAGTATGCCGATCTAAACATTGCTTCATGGGTTCCAATTGACCACAACCCGATTCCACCGTTGGTTTTAGAGTGGTGCAAACGGCCTAATGTGACTCCGATTGCGATGAGTCGTTGGGGTCAGGCGCAGTTGGCTAAGTATGGTGTTGAGTCTGAGTTTGTGCCTCACGCTGTTGAGCCGGTGTTCAAACCGACCTTCTATGTTGATAATCAGCCTGTGCGCGATTACATGGGTTTGACGGATGACAACTTTATTGTGGGCATGAACTTTGCAAACAAGGCCAGTGGTGCGATTCATAGGAAGGCTGTCGCTGAGGCATTTTTGGCGTTCTCTATCTTTGCGAAGGATAAGCCTGATGCTGTGTTGTATTTGCACACCGATATGTTCGGCAGTTTCGGTGGTTGGAAGTTAGACCAGTTGTTGACGAGCTGTGGTTTGCAACGCAGTCAGGTTGTGTTCTGCGATCAGGTGTCTTACCGTTACGGCTATTCGCAGGAACATTTGGCGGCGTTTTATACGGCGATGGATGTTTACTTAGGCATCAGTTATGGGGAAGGATTTGGCGTTGGCACGGTTGAGGCGCAGGCTTGTGGCACACCGGTTATCGTGTCGGACATTTGTGCCAGCACCGAGTTGTGTGGCGATGGTTGGCTGATTGAGTGCCAGCCGCTGTGGGATGAGGCGCAGAAGTCTTGGTTTAGTGTGCCGAACATTCCGCAGACTGTGGCGGCGTTGCAGGCTGCTTATGATAGGCCGCGTGGCAAGTCTGAGAAGGCGATTGATTTTGCAGCTGGTTTTGGTGCTGAGAAGGTTTGGCAGGAATACTGGCAACCTGTGTTGACAAAGATTTTGAAGTAGGGCATTATGGTCTTGGCCGCAAGTCGAGCCGGCATCAGTGAAACACGAGCCGCTTGTAGTCTGCTGGTAATGATGCTAACGCCAGACCCTTCGGGGTTTCAGACATTGGACATAAACCGATGATTCCTGTTCTTGGATTCTGCACTCTGAAACGATTTGATTTGGCTGACCGGCTTCTTGCCAGCATTGATTATCCTGTTGAGCATTTGGTTGTGGTCAACAATTCGGGAACTAAGACCTGGCAACCGACAAAGCCTGAGCTGGTCAAACACCTGTGGCACATTGAAGTTCCGTTCGGTCTTGGTTTGGTTGGTGCTTGGAATCTGATTGTGAAGGCCACACCGTATGCGCCTTACTGGGTTTTGGTGAATGATGATGCGTGGTTTGAGCCTGGGCAGATGGCGAACATTCCTGATCAGGTGGACACGCAGGCGTTGAACTTCTTGGACATTGTGCCGCAGTGGTCGGGTGTGGTGTTTGGTGAGGGCATGGTTGAGAAGGTTGGTTTGTATGACGAGAATTTTTATCCGCTTTATTTCGATGATAATGACTTGGAACGCCGCGTTGATTTGGCTGCCGTGAGCAAGAGAACTATTGCCTGCAAAATGGGTCATAATAACAGTTCTACGCTTCATAGCGGCTTCCAAAATGTGA